CAATAGACTACCAGAGGATGTGGTAGGCGTTGGGAACTTTACCTATGTTCCCACTCTTGACATTCACCCAAGCACCAGTTTAAACATCGACCTGGGGAGAGGTTTTGGCACCTACGAGCGGGGGTGATCAAGTCCCCGACCTAAGAAAACTTAGGATTTAGAGGAAGATCCAGACATTTCCAGACCTTCCAACTGGGGCGGCAGGGATCGAACCTGCGACCTAGATGTTAACAGCATCCCGCTACTACCGCTGAGCTACACCCCATTACGTTGTTCATCGTGTATTTCTCGATGGCAGTTAGCACATACAAGAATACATTTATCTGCTTCTACTTTTTGTTTTTCTATGGCAACAGTGGTTCCAAGGTTTTTGGATTCCTTGGTAGTGGGATCGAGATGGTGGAACTCTAAGGCAGCGATACACTTATCGTATCCACAACGTTCACACTTACCACCTTTATATTCTACTAGAAGAAGTTTGTTTTGCTTACGTCTTTTGATGACGCTTGCTTTATTTGCTTCTCTACGATCAGCATACGTTCTAGTTTCTTTTGTCATTTGGTAGAAGTTTTATTGTTCTACCACTATTTATAGAACCCAAAGGTTCAGAGCGGAGTATCGGAATCGAACCGACGACATCTAACTTGGAAGGATAGCGTTCTACCGCTGAACTAACTCCGCTTATAAGACAATCATAAACTATTTTAGTTTGATTGTCAAGTGTCGATGAAAGGACTTGAACCTTTACACCATAAAGGCACGGGAACCTAAATCCCGGGCGTCTACCAATTCCGCCACATCGACTAGATGGAGTAAGTGTGATATACCTCATCAGGATATAACAGTGACTTACCCTCTATCACTTTTATATATGGAGATAAACTCCAAGCGGGTTAGGAGGGACTCGAACCCCCGACCAATTCATTAGAAGTGAATTGCTCTATCCATCTGAGCTACTAACCCATAAAGTAGGTTCCTATCGCCGCCACTCCTGAACCTACCGAAGGGGAGTGCCGCAGTTGATTTCTCAACTCTGATATCATACCAGTTAAGGATCTGATTGTCAAGGTGGGCAGGACTGGATTTGAACCAGTGAAGGCAGAGCCGTCTGATTTACAGTCAGATTCCTTTAACCACTCGGAAACCTACCCGACTCATTAATCTTATCACTCCTCCTTACAGGTGTCAACCCAAGGAGCACATAATCTCATTTCACCTCCAAGTTTCTTACAATCTTCAGTATAACATTTAGAAGTATCTAGAGCCTTTTCGATCAACCGTGGCAAAGGTACTCTAGGTGGTTCTGAGTCTCTTGTCAAGCGTTCGTACTCTGCTATGGCCTTATCTACATCTCTCTTCACTCTACGATCCACCACACCAGGATCTTGGAGTAAAACATCGTTGATTATGGTCTGTGGGAAGAACCTCCTCTGAACCTCATCTAGAAGGTCCCAGAGACGCTCATGAGGCGCTCCAGTGCATTGGGAGAGGGTTGTTACGATACCACTGAGTATGGCGCTTATAAGGATTATCTGCTTCTTATCTGGTTTCTTCTTACCGAAGTTAAAATTAAACATAAAAAAAGAGGAGTAGCAACCGCTCTCCTCTATTTATTATTCAGTTGTATATTTTATTGTATCAAACTTCTACCGTGATCAGTTTGGAAGCATACTCATGAGCATACGAAGTGCGAGCACCATGGTGCCCCCAACCAATCCAACTATACGCATAGTCCATGTAACGATTGATAGACTTACCAGGAGTTTTCATCCTGTCTTCAATTCGTTGCCATTGAACCTCAGTCGTTAGATAACGAAGCTGCGTATGAAGTGATGATGGAGAACCACCATACTTCTTAGCAAAATCACCCAATCCATAATATCTGTTGGCAGATGTCCATTGAATCAGTCCGTAACCGCCACCGCAGTTACTCCAACTGGTTCTACTACCACCTTCGCAAATGTTAGGAACAAAAGTTGATTCCTGACGAATATTGCCCATGATGGTAGCAAGGGCGTTTCTGTCTTTAATACCACGATCCTGGAAAAATGCCAGGGTAGCATTCTCATGTTCATTACACCCTTTACAAATTAACCTTAACTCTTTTGGCTTCGGTGGTGCAACCTCGCGGATTGCTGTCGTCTCTGGTTCAAACTCTTTAATAATTGAGTAAGGTTTTGTCTCCACTGGGGGAGGCGGACCTTGCAATTTATAACTAGAGAAAGGCAGTGATGCCGTACTGGTTGTAACCGCTGCCAAAACAGGCATGGCTACTGTAAAGAAATTTTGCATTAACTCCGATTGAACTCTACATCCGTATAGGCAAAGGAGAAGTTCCCCTTCTCAGGGGCAGCGCCCACGGCTCTAAATCAAACTCAAAGACTCATAATAAAAAACCCTGCTCATAACAGGGATTTTTACATAATAAGTTAATATTTAGGATTTGTCAATGGTTTGGTTTACCGAATATCCAACTCCTCTTCATCGGTCCAACCTTCTTCCTCTAAACAAAGATAATCAAGTTCTGTTGTACCTTCAGGAATATTAATCCATTCATCAAACTCTGCAAGGAGTGCCTGAGCATTTTTATGTCGATCCGCATCGTGAAGTAGTTCAATCTTATTGATCGCCCACTCACGAACCAATGCTACAGGTTCGCTTTCAATCTGAGTTTCCATAGTAATCTTTTCGGAAGTACCTGTTGAGGATGTTGCTATTGTAGAATGCAGGTCCTCCTGTGTCAAGTGATTCCGTGAGAACTCCGTTGACGAATAATTGTCTAGTCTCTTCGAAGTTTGTTTTGCCCTTTGTTTTATGTAATGATAAGATAGTTCGACTAAAATTTTCTCTGCCCAATTTGTCAATGTCTTCTTTAAGTTCCGGACAAGACCCATAGTAATCCTTCCAATTAGATTCTGATTTTACTTTTCTTTTTTTACCTTTTGGAGTTCTGAATTGCCACAGATATTTTCTTCCAATATATCTCTTACCGTTCAGTTTGTTTTCAATCAAATAAACAAATCCATAGTGGTCATCAATATCTGCACTTGTAAAAGGATTTCCATTATAGATCCATGGATTATTATAGTCAATATCTGTACTCATCAATTATATCAAGAACTTCATTTAGATATTTATGAGCAAGTCCTTTCATATCCATTTCTGGTCTAATGTGATCATTGTGAAGATTATTCTTCAATTTCAAAACACGAACTTTAATTTCATCTTTAGTCAGTTGATTTTTAGGCATAAAAAAAGGAGGATTAACCTCCCTTATCTATACAACATCATTGCTTTTTGTTTCTTTCCAAACATAAGAATAATCATGATCTCCAAATAAGAAATCATCATATTCTGCAGCATCTTTGTATGCGTTCAGAATTTCCTGTTCACACCATTCATCATAGTTTGAATCCTGAGAAAGTATTTTTGGTAACATCTTGTTTGATTCCGCCGACTACATAACTCTCGACTTCCGTTTCCTGGGGAGCAACCTGGAGACCTTTAGAGGAAATCCAGTGCTGAGTCCAAGGTAGTGGATTATTGTTTGCTGAAATATCGTATTGGGGTTTTAGTCCAATTGCTTTAAGTCTTCTATTTGCGATCCACTCTACGTATTGCTGAAGAAGTTTATCGTTAAGTCCAATCATGCTTCCATCTTTGAACAGATAATCTGCCCATTTCTTTTCTTCATTTACAGCACGATCAAACATAGCATATGTCCATTCCTCCTCTTCTTTCATAATCTGTTTCATTTCTGGATCATCACCATCACGCCACTTATTCAGAATGTTCTGAGTAATGGCTAGATGTTGGTTTTCGTCTCTTGCAATGAGACTAATGATTTTAGCGGATCCTTCCATAAGCTTAAGTTCGCCAAAGGCGAAACTACAAGCAAAACTAACGTAGAAGCGAATACCTTCAAGAATATTAACGTTTGCGATTGCTCTGTACAATTTTCGTTTAACATCATTGAGTGTTTCCTTTGCGTATGATACTCCTTCAAGATTATGCATCCAAGTATCGGATACACCATACTGTTGTGATGATTGAATGAAGTCATCATATGATTCCGTAACGCTCTTAGCACGCTCCAGAATACGCTCATCGGTCACAATTTTATCAAACACCTCACTTGGATCAGAATACACATTTTTAATAATATATGTGTATGAACGTGAATGGATCATCTCCATGAATCCCCATACTTCCATACATGCCTCTAGTTCAGGAAGTGAGCAGTATGGAATAAATGCCATACCAGGACCACGACCCTG